TTCAAAGATGGTGTAGGTGATAGTGCTATGTTTAACAATCAGACTGATGGAAGTAAACCTATCGCTAAGTTAATGGAAGAAGAATGGGATAGTCTTGCTAAAAGACATTGGTTAACATTAAAACCAGGGACTAAAAATAGGTTAGGTAGAGTAGCAACGCTTCATAATTGGTTATCGATAGCTCCTGATGGACTTCCTTATATGTTAGTTACAGAAAACTGCGAACATTTAATTCGTACTCTACCTTTACTTGTTTATGACCCTTATAAAGTAGAGGATGTGGATAGTTCCCTTGAAGACCACTTATACGATGCACTTACTTACGGATTATCAGATGTTAAATTTATTAATACGAGGTTAGGTGCGTTTAGTGAACCTGAAAGAAAGAATATATTAAAACCACCTATACACGAATTAGACTTAACTGCATTTGAAAAAGCTAAAGCAGAAAAAAGTAAGGATTGGCGTACCTTGTAAAATGATGTATAATTATAGTGTGAGTACCTCGAGAGAAAATTAATACTTACAACCCCTGGCGCATAGGGGGTTGTTTGTTTATATAGTATAATTACTTATATGTTTGAATACACAACTTACACTTACCGAAAAAAAGAACCTATTCATAATAAAAAACTTAATTTAGAAACCCTTAAAATGCGACCAGCAAAGCGAATTTATACTATTTGGATTGTTCCAACAGAAGATGATAATTGGCGAATATATCATTGTCCTGACTGTCGTACACCTATTGCACAGTACAAAGGTGATTTAGTTGCTGAAATACCAGGGGAAAGTCCCGAACCTTATCCTATTCAAATACAGTGTAAAAATCCTCAATGTGGAAGAAAAATTGTCTTTCAAGATGCAGTACATCAATTATTAGATGAATAATATTTATTGTTTTAAATGTAAGAAAATAATTGCTTCAAAAACAGATAAATGTCCTGATTGTAAACAAAAAGGTAAAATAGTAGGCAAAGCGATTAAAGTAATTACTACAAATGGGCAATATAGCTCACACCTGTAATGATATAATTAAACTATGGACGAGAATAAAAAAGAAATATCGATATTAGACCCATTAAAACTTGACCTTGACGATAGTAATTTTGTTGAGGTAATGGACTCGCTTATTGATAAGTCGAGAACATATTTTGACGGTCTTCAATTAAAAGAAAGAAGAAAAAGAAACGAAGACTATTATTTAGGTAAACAGATAGAATTAGCTGAAAAGAATAAAGAATTTAAAAAATACAATGCCCGTTATTTAGATAACGTCATCTTTGAGGCAGAGGGAACACTGAAAGCCGTTGCAGTAAGTAGGGTTCCTGAAATGATAGTTAAACCAGGCAACGACTCAGAGGAGTCAAGAAAAGTAGCAGAGGAATTAACAGAAGTGCTAAATAATAGGTTTAGAAAAAGAGAAACACGAATTGTATTAGGTACTGCTTATTTACATAGACCTATTTACTTTACAGGTATCTTAAAGGCAAGATGGGACGCAGAGGCAGGTAGAGATGGTGATTATAGGTTTGATGTTATACACCCAAAGAATATAGAAATAGACCACACAGCGATAAATGAAGATGATTTGAATTGGATTTGCCATACATACGAATTAACTGTTAAAGAAATATTAATGAGGTGGCCGAATAAGAAAGAAGCTTTATTCAATGAATTAAAGTGGGACCAAGATATAGAACCAAGTGAAAAGAAACTCGCTACAAAACTAAAAATAGAGGAAATATGGTTTACTTGGTATAAAAAAGAAAACGACAAATGGGTAAGACTTGAGGGAACAGCTTGGAAATACGGAAAAGTAGTATTTGATAAGATAAAAAATCCTTACTGGGATTGGGATGGTGAAACTAAACTTTATACTTATGATGTAGAAACTAAAGGAAAAAGACCTATAGATGAGGGGGAATTAAGAAACTCGCTTCTTATGGGTGAACCTTTGAATGTTACACAAGAGAGGATTTATCATAATCATTTCACAAGTCCAAGAAAACCATTTAAGTTTATGGCTCACGAGGGTATTGGAACAATGGTTTATGATGAAACTTCAAGAATTGAACAGTCTGTATGGTTACAAGATAACATTAATATAAGGGGTAAACAGATAACAGAATTGGCAAACTTAGCCAAAGGTAAGCACGTATTCTCAACTGAAAGCGGGCTGAACGCGGAAGATGTTGCTCAAATAGATATGGCAGACCCGAATTCAGATATTTTAATAGACGGAAACCTAAACCAAGTACATACATTTATTCCAGGTTCACAACCTACTTCAGCTTTATTCCAAGACCAACAAATGAATAGGGAAAGAGTATTTACTAAAATGGGTACTAATACCGCTTTGAGAGGAATAACGGCAGGTGAAAATACAGCTACTCAAACTCAATTATACAAAGAGTCTGACTATACAAGGATTGATGATGAAGTAGAGGATACTATAAATGCCGCTGCAGAATGGATGTCTGACTGGGCTATGCAAATGATGAAACTCTTTTATACAGAAACTCATTTTGAAAAGATACTCGGTAAAGAAGGACAGATGGTATTCCAAAAGATAAATAGAGATATGATAGAAGATGGAATGGAAGTAGAGGTATCAGCTTCATCGGTTGATAAGTTAAGACGAAAATCGGAAGCATTTCAATTAGTTGGAATGGCTATGATAGACCCTGTAACATTCTTCAGGGATATTGAAGCATCAGACCCAGAAGGTAGAGCCAAAGCATTGATGTTATTCCAAACCCAACCGCAGATGTATTTTCAACAGTATATAGAAGGTAGGTCTGTAGAACAAATGGCACAGGAACTACCTCAAATGCCGTTGGAAGGACCCCTGCTAAGTCCTGAAGCCCAAGCAATGCCTACGGGTGAAGAACCTACGGGTGAAACTCAAAGTGGGATATAAAATAGTTAAAAATTCAGAAGGTAAGTTAGTAGTAATAAAAGAAACCCCCGAAGAACAGAAAGTCCGTTTAAGTAGTGTTCAAGCCCCTGCTTTTATTCCTATATTACATGAAGTAGCGGCGACAGTTAGACCTATAAGAGAATATGCAGAGAACGACCCTGAAATGAGAGGATATGAGAAATTTATTCCTGCCGCTCAATTAGGAAATATAATAGGAAAAATGGCTAAAAGAATATTGTTAGGTACACCTGAAGAAACAGATAAACTAATTGCGATAAATAAAAAAGTAATGAATAACGAACCGCTTACCGAAGAAGAAAAAAAACTTTCAATGAATACAAATATGATGGCAGTAATGGATATGGCTACTCCTACAACAACACCCTCTGGTGCAAGTGGGTTAGATGATATTGCAAGAGCACAAAACATTAAAAACGCAGGCAAAGACCTTACCGCAATGATACAAGGTGTTCGTAATACAGCAAAAGAAGCAAGTAATGAATTTAGATATCACACAACATCAAAAAAGGCGTTAGAAAATATAAAAGACGAAGGATTAAAACCAGCAAGAGGTCAGTATGGTAAAGGTGTTTACTTTGCTCCTTCTGAAAAAATGACAGGTGGTTATGGTTCGCCCGATGAAGTAATGATTAGAATAAATAAGAATAAACTTCCAACAAGTTATGATGAGTTTGACGACCAAGGGTGGGTAAATGAAATAGTGCCACCTAAATATTTAGAATATAAAGAAAAAGGAAGCGACGTGTGGAAACCGTTAGTAGAAAACAAAGTAGGGGGTATAGATGAAGTATTGAAATCAAAGTTAAAACCAATATCAAATATAGGTGGGGAAATAAATGAAGGAAAAAACCAAATTCGTTATATTAGTCCAGACGGTACTCCTTATTCTTTAAGAAAAGTAGGCGGTGGTGTAATGGGGGCTCACGCTATGGAATTAGATAGAATGAATTTAGATGCAAACGAAGCTATGGAAAAAGGGTTATTAAGAGCGCTTGTTACTGAAAATAAACAAACAGGTGTGAAATCACTTCTTATTGAAAATAAAATTGACCTTAATCCAAAACAAATAGAAACTATTAAGAAATACTTTCCTGATTATGAAATAGTTATTGAAAAAACTAAACTTGGTGGTGGTACTAATTCTGTCCCAATAGGTGATGCTATTGTTATTGATAAAGGAATAAATATTAAAGATATTTTAAATAGATATAATAAAGAAGCAGAGAGGATAAAATAGAAGGTGATATAATATAACTATGAAAATTACTATTGATACAGATAACATAATGGAAAAAGCAGAAAAAGGCGTTAAAAAATATGGAAAATATGCAATAGGAGGTGCAGTATCTGCTGGTGGTTTATTAGGTAAAAAGATAAAAGAAAAAGCAGATAAGAAAGCAATAGAAAATAAAGCTAAAAGTCCTTTTGAACCTTTAGTAAGACAACAGAAAGTAGATGCTGGAAAAAAGAAACTTAAAGAATTAGTAAAAAGAAAATAGTCCTTTATTGTATTTCAAATTCTATTGTAGTAAAATATAATAATTATGGATAATTTAATTCAAGATACCCCTATAGAAGAAAAATCAGCTGACGAGTCTAATGAGGTCGTTAGCGAAACAGTTAAATCATTTCTCGGTGATACCGATTTTAAGGAAGAACCCATAGATACCCAAACTTCTGAAGAAAAACCTCAAGAGGATACCGTTTTGAACGAAGAAACACCTAAAGAAGAACCCCAAGAGCCAGAGATACCTTTGGAAGAAATAGTAGAAGAAGTTAAAACCAAAACCAAAGAGGAAACAAAGCAAGAGATATTGAAAGCGTTAGGAATGACCGAACAGGAAAAAGAAGTCGCAGAAGAAGCAGGTTACAAGTTCCCTTGGGAAGCAAGAGGTGAAGAAGCACCTAAGGATTGGAAAGAAGTTATAGACGCTTCCTTAGAATATCAAGACTATAAAAGACAGGAACTACAAAAAGAACAATACGAAGCACAAAGACAAGAGTTAGCAATTATGCAGGAACGTGAAGCACAAATAAACACCGAATGGGATACACAGTTAGACTATTTACGGGAAGAAGGTTTGATACCAGAAATAGCACCTGAAATTAAGGCTAAATTAGACGAAGGTAGGGTACTGACTAAAGCAGAAAGAACAGACCCAGGATTAAAAGCACAGGCAGAGATATTTGAAAAAATGTATGAGGTATCACTTGAAAGAGAAAAGCAAGGACTCCCACCAATTACTGATGTGGTTCACATTTACAGTAGATACTACAAACCAACTAAACCAGCAGGAACAAACGCACCTGTTTCAGGTGGTAGTATACCGACAGCAGGTGAAGAAGAAGACATATCTTACGACCAATTGCATAATGCAAGAGGTTTTGAGGAATTAATCGGATAATTTGACTTGCAATTAAATTTATTAGATAATTACATAAGATAGGAATTTATCCTCACCTTTAGTGGTGGGGATTTTTGTTTATTTATTTAGTTTTTGAAAGGAAAAACAAATATGGCACAAGGTATAACACCAGCAGGTATAAACCCTAATGCTCGTATCAACCCAACAACCGAGAGAAAACTCTACAAGAAAGTTGTAGATAATGTTCTTAATTCAAGAACATTAATGGCTCGTTTAATGGGAAATGGTAAGCCTTTTAACGGGAAGACATTCGATATTCCTGTAAAAATTACCGATTCGGGTTTGGGAGAATACTTTGCAGGATTAGAAACATTGTCAAGTGCAGCATCAGATACTCTTATTGAGTTGTCCTTTGCACATACCGCATTTGCTCAACCAGTGGTTTCTGTAATGCTTGAGTCTTTTGCTAATTCAGGTCCAGAACAGTCTATTGATTTAGACGTTTTCAAACTTGAAGAAGCAGTAGCAGAGAGCGTTCAGTCGCTTGGTACAGCAATGTACGGTACGGGCGCATCAAATCAACCTTTAGGGTTAGAAGCTCACGTTGATAACGGTACAAATACCTCAACCTTTGGTGGTCAGAGTAGAACTACATATTCCGCTCTTAATTCCACAGTAACTGCCTCTGGCGGTACTTTAACGTTAGCAAAACTTGCTACATTAGAGTCGGCTATAAGCTCTGCTGGAATTGAAACAGAATATCCAACACTACACGTTACTACCAAAACAGTATGGGATTTGTATGAAAGACTATTGCAACCAAGCGTGAGAGCAGAATATGCTTCCGTTGGTTATCCAGCACTTTCGCTAAGAGGTAATGGCATCGCAAGAAGCCGAGCCGACTTGAAAGGCGCCGCAGGATTCACCGCATTGTCATTCAGGGGTATTCCAGTCATAGCTGACGAAGCTTGTACAAGTGGAGTTTGGTATATGATTAACGAAAGATACCTTGAATGGAGAGGAAGAAATATAGTTCCGTCAAAATATGCTGGAGTACTTGAAAAAGTATCTTTAACAGGTAAGACGATGGAAGGTGTGGCGGCAGAAATCAAAGCTCCGTCAGATGCAGGTTGGTTCTTCCAAAAGATGCAGGTAATGCCTAACCAAGCAGGAATGATTGGTAGGTTCTATGTTATCGGTCAACTGGTTGGCTCACAACCAAGGAGACAAGGTAAGTTGACAGGTATAACAACAGTTTAATTAATTTAAGCGCAACCGTTACTTAATGTAACGTGGGCTTGAAAGGTACAAAATTATGGCTAAATTAGCGAGTGCGACAATAATAGAAGCTCAGGACTTATATACACAGTCCTCTGTTCCTATGCACAAGTTAGGACAATTAGCTTACGATGAATTCGGAAACAGATACAGATACGTAAAAGCAGGAAGTTCGGCGCTTGTAACGGGAAACTTGTTACAGGAACCAGCAGAAGATACTCAGTTTAGAAGTATGGTAGTTAGTTCTGCTGCTGCTATCGGTTCTAAATCCATTTCTTGTACTCTCGGAAATACAGCTACGACCGCAAATATGTTTGACGGCGGTGAGTTGGTAGTTGAGTCAGGAACAGGAATAGGACAGCACTTCAGAATCGTATCTCATTCTGTAACCGACGCGGCTGGAACTGCAACTTTCATAGTAGATAGACCAATTAAGATAGCCTTAGTGGCTTCTGATTCTAATATCTCAGTGAGAAAAAACAGTTACAATGGAGTTATCGCATTCCCTACTACTCCTACTGGTAGTGCAGTTGGTGTTGCTTTATATGCAATGTCAGCTTCTTACTACGGTTGGATTCAATCAGGTGGAGATGCAGTTGCTTTGTTTGACAATCAGACAAATACAGCTGCAGATGAATCGGCAATTATGCCTTCAAGGGAGGTTGCAGGTTCTGTAACAGCTGTCCTTGAAAACATAGCCGCTCCAGTTCACATTGGTTGGGGTAGAGAGCAAGTCTCAGTTGACTCCACGATGGGATTCGTCAAGTTAATAATTGACTAAAAATTTAATAGCGTGTTGACGAGAGAGGGTTAATGACCCGAAAAGACCTTAAAAGGTGTAATATTCAGGAGACGCAAAGAGTTAACCCCTCTTTGGAGGGGTTTTCTTTTCAAGGAGGTGAATAAATGCCGAGAAAGAAAAAAGAAATAATTGAAGAGGTGAAAAAAGTTAAGAAAGACGAACCAATAGTTTACAAAGGGTATTTTGTAGAGAATATAAGAGAATATGGGCCAAGTCATCCTCACTATTTTATGGTTGAGGAATATGACGCGCAGAAGTAATTTATTTTAATTAGAAAGTAGGTGATTAAATGAGTGTATATTTAGAACAACACATTCCCGTAGTTAAATACGAGGGATTAAATACAACTAAAGACGTGAATATTAGCGGTTCAGTTACTATATCAGGAGCTTCCGCAATATCAGGTACTACTACATTTACAGGTGGAATACTTAAACCAGTAGCCGATTTAACCGCAGCTTCTACACTGAGTTCTGCATACAGCGGATATACATTGTTTTTGAATTCTACGACTGAATTCGCTACTACGTTACCCAGTCCGGCAGCAGGATTGAATTACAAGTTTGTAGTTAAAGCAGCGCCTTCAGGAGCTTCTTATACAGTTGTTACAGGAGGAAGTGCAAACATTATTATAGGGGGAATTAACGAATTAGAAGTTGATACAGGTGATGATGGACCTTATGATGCAGACGGAGACACTATTACATTTGCAGACGGGGTGGCAGTAGTAGGTGATTGGGTAGAATTGATTTCAGATGGAACTTCTTGGTATCTAACAGGTCAGGCAAATGCTGACGGAGGTATCACAGTTACTAAGGCAAGTTAATATTTGACAATTCCTATCTTGTCGGATATTATTCTCTTACTCGCTTCGGTGAGTCGCTTGACCTCAGCTTCGGCTGGGGTCTTTGCGTTACTGCAGGTCTTGCAGTATGATTTTTGATAGTGGTATAATAAATATATGGCTACAATATCAAGTTCATTTTATAGAGATGCAAACAAAGTACTCATATGCAAACGTGAGTATGATATAATTAACCTATGAGTAACGCTAAAAGAGATGAAAACGGAGTTCCAACTTTACTTGCTGTATCTACTGCTGATAGTCTTACTCCTGTAGCTATAGAAGCAGACCCTACTAATAAGGCTATTTTAGTTACTAATATTCCCTCTAATTACGAATTAGCTGGAAATACTTTACACATTAAAAAATACTATACAAATGCTGGTGCAGTTACAGACGGCATTGTATGGAGTCCCGCAGCAGGAAAAAGATGGTATGTGACCGACCTGATAATAAATGTAAGTGCGGCGGCTACGGTTACATTGGAAGATGACCTAACAGCAGGTGATAGTGTAGTTTTCAAAGCAGAATTGGCTGCGAATTCAGGTATATCACATTCATTTAACACACCTTTGTTTAGTGGTGAAGATGCGGCAGACCTTTTAATAACAACAAGTGCTGGGAACGTGTACGTTTGTGTAACGGGTTATGAAATTTAGGAGATAAAATATGTGGACAGCAGAATTAAAAAATAAAACAATAACAGATGATGTTTTAACCTTTGTGGTTGAATATAAAAACGGGAAAGACGTGGTAAGTAAAACCTATGTAAGTAATAACCCCAACTTTGATATAAAAGCACAAGCAAGAAATGAAATAGATAAATTAAGCGGGGTTAGTACAAAATTTAGTTCTACCAAATTAGGTGAGATAGACACTACTAAACCTACGCCAGAACCAACACCCGAACCCACGCCACCTACAGCACAAGAATTAGCACAACAAGCATATCAGTCTAAAAAAATGGAATTAATGTCTTTAAAAAGTGATTTAGACTTAGGACTTATAACCCAAGCTGATTATGACAAAGTTCTTAATGAAACTAAACTTCTTTTAGAAGCAACGAAAGGATAATAAATGGCATTTCCCGTCGGGTGGACTAAAAAATGTAGTCTTACAATAGATAACACTAAGGTTAGTGGAACAAGTGATTTAACTAACTTTCCTGTACTTTTAACTGAGGCTAATTTTCCATCTACAATATTTGATAATACTCAAAGTGCAGGACAGGATTTAAGGTTTACTTCTGATTCTGCGGGTACTACCGAACTTGCTTTTGAAATAGTTAATTGGGATACCACAAACGATAAAGCAGAGGTTTGGGTTAAAATTCCAACAGTTGATTATGATGATGATACAACCTTTTATGTATGGTATGGAAATGCTACTGCTACTGCGTATGCACATACAGATACCTATGGAACTCACGCAGTTTGGAGTGATTATGAGGGTGTGTGGCATTTAACAGATAATACTGATTCAACTGCTAATGGTTACGATTTAACAGCAAGTGCATCAGCACCAACTTCAACATCTGGATTGTTTGGTAGCACTGCCGCATCGGGTGCTTATGATTTTGAGACGGATACTCCAAATTATTTTACACATTCAGACCCTACAAACCTTATAATAAGTGGTAGTCAGTCTTTTCAATGTTGGGTAAAACCCGAAAGTGTTATGACACACAGAATACTTACAGTTTCTGAAGGTTCCCCACCTAATACTACAGTAGGATTTACTTTAAATAATGATGGTGGTTTAAGACCAATGTGGCAAGTGGACTGGACTCAAGTTGGTAATACTTCCGTGGACACTGTAAATACGGAGGACACTCATAGTTATACAGGAACATTTAACTCAACGGGTGGTGCTATGGTTTTATATAAAGATGGTTCCAGTATTCACTCGGGCAGTGGTTCTCATAGTGCTGGTGCAAATTCAGACTTTGGAATAGGGAAACAACCTTTTTATACTTGGTACGCAGATGGTGTTATAGATGAATGTAGAATAATAGCAGGGGTATTAACAGCAGGTTGGGTAGCAACAGAATACGCAAACCAGTCAGCACCAGCTACTTTTGTAACAGAGGGAACAGAAGAAGATGTTGGAGGAAGTACAGGAATAGGTGGTTTTATAAGTGAGGGTTTTATACCCACATTTTAATGGTGTATAATAATAAATATTTAATTAAAGGAATTACCTTATGGAACAAGTTGAAAAAATCAGACGTGAATTAAGACGAAAGTCTTTAGACCAATTAAAAATTTATAATCCCTTAGATACTGCTTTTCAAACTGTATGGGAAGGGTTTACCTATGTGGCTCAACCTAAACAGGAAACAGTTATGTTGAGGTATATCGCAGAGAAGTGGATGCGTGAATTTGCAGACTATATGATTAACAAAGAAGAACAAGATGCGGCGGATGCTGAAAACGATAAACGAAGGAAAAAAGGTTGGGAACCTATGAATCCACAAGAACGTGACCAATTTGATATCCGAAACAAATACATAACAAACGACCCCGATAAAAGAAGACAGTATATGAAGATGGTTTATAGGGGAATATCACAAGAACACGGACTTGATTTACCAGAACCTACACCTGTTAAAAGGGATGTAAGACCGCAAGATGAAAAAATCCTTGAAGAATTAGATAAACAAATGGGTATGAGAGAAATACTTCCTGAAGATAATTTTGATATTGAAGACAAAAAGGAAGAATTACTGAAAGGACTTGCAGATGAATAACTTAGACACAATATTAGGCACAACTAAATCAGAACACGAAACTTGGGCGGATGTCTTTAAAAGAATAGACGAAGCCCGAGGAGTTGACCTAAAGACTTTAACTAAAGTTGTAGTATATATTTTAGGAGAATTAGATGTTCAAAAAGAAAAAACAGGAAACAATTACTCAATTGGAGAAGCAGGATTTGGAAGAACCTATATCGAGCCAAAAGGAGACTTTGACTTCGGAACAAACGAAACAAGTGAAGGAATTGCAGGGGGAACAGGAGAACCTGAACCAGAGAGTGCAGGAATTCAAAGCGGAGATAGACCTATTGAAGAAGAAATACGGGCTTGACCTGCAGATACAAGCAAACCTATACATAGTTGAGCCTAAAAAATGAAGTACTCTATACATATAGTAGGATATACAAAACAAGACCCTGTAGGTAACCTTGAAGATAAGGTTGTTATCCGTTTAGTAGATAAAAACCCCGCAAATGCCCTTCTACGCGCTAAAAAGCTAATAAAAAAAGACAATTGGCTAATAGCTGAAATCATTGAAATAGTACCAGACCTTAAATGATATAATTTAAGTATGAGCTGGACTAAAGGAACACATAAATCAACTGATTGGAACGGCGGTACTTCCTATTCTACAAACTATACTTCGGGAACTTCTAAATCAACGAATTGGGGTAGCGAAGGACAGAATGACTTTTCTAACGGGTATTTACTTTTACAAATAGGAGACTATATCCTCTTACAAAACGGATATAAGTTAGCTTTACAATGAGTGATTCAAAATTACACGACCTTACAGGGTTAACAACTTTAGCAGCATTAGATGAAATTTATGTAGTGGATGTAAGTGATACAACAGACAGTACAGACGGAACTTCTAAAAAATACGCGGTAGGTATTACAAGTGGTTTTGTAGGAGTAGATGATACTCAAACCCTAACAAATAAGACTTTAACTGCACCAACAATAACAACCCCGACAATAACAGCTGCTTCCATAGTTGCTACCGCAGTACAAATAAACGACACAACAGCAGACCATCAATACATATTAGCAGTAAACGAATTAACAGCAGACCGAACAATTACACTCCCTCTTTTAACAGGTAATGATGATTTTGTATTTGAAGACCATATTCAAACTATAACTAATAAAAACATAGTTCAAAAAGTAACTTCATACACACCAGATGCAGCAGGAACAGCAACCCTTGATGTTTCAATAGGAGCAATACACTCAATAACAATGCCAGCAGGTAACATAACAATAGCAATATCAAACGAAGCGGTCGGGAAGTGTTTCATGGTTGAAATAACCCAAGATGATGTAGGAAGTAGAACAGTCACTTGGTTTACTACAATAAGATGGATGGACGGAACAGCACCAACGCTTACAACAACAGCATCTAAAACAGATGTATTTGGTTTCAGAGTTACAGGAACCGATACATATTTCGGATACATTATCGGTCAAAACCTATAATGGCAAACTTTCCAGCAGGAGTAATTTACATTTGGACAGGAACAAACGCTTCTATTCCTACGGGTTGGGAAAGAGTTACTGCTTTAGATGGTAAGTATCCTAAAGGTACTGCCGATGCTACAGACCCAAATCAAACAGGTGGTAGTGCTACACATACACATACGGGGACTACACACTCGCATACTATGGACTCTCACACACATAGCACTACTATAGGAAATCACCCAACTAATCAACAACCTGCGGATGGCAGTATTTCATATTCATACGCATCTCACACACATAATAGTGGTAGTATTACGTCTGGAGCTTCAAGTGGTGGTGGTTTATCAGAGGTAGCGTGTACATATGCTTCTGTTGCAAACGACCCACCTTATTACACAGTAATATTTATTACTCCGACTACATCTGTTTCATATTTCCCGCAAAATGCAGTCTATTTATATGACGGTAGTGATAGCAAAACTGGTCATTACTTGTGTAACGGTAGTAACTCAACACCTAACTTAGTAGGAAAATATTTAAAAGGTGCGGGTACAGGTGCAAATGCAGGTGGGACAGGTGGCTCTACTACTAATGTTCACGATTTAACTCATACACATACAGTTGCTTCGCATACTCACGCAAATGTTACTACTGGGCAACCAAATGCAACTGGTGATTCAAGCAACACTACATCTGGGGATATATTAAAACCACATACACATACTATATCTTATTCAAGTACTACAGCAACTATTTCTTCAACAGCACCAAAATTAACAACTACAGAAACAGTAGAACCAGCATATACAAAGTTATTAACAGTTCAAAATCAAAATACAGGCTCTGGAAGTTATAGACTTGGAATGATAGGTATGTGGGTAGGAACTTTAGCAAGTATTCCCTCAAATTACACTTTATGTGATGGAACAAACGGAACACAGGATATGAGAGGCAAACATTTAAAATCAACTGCTACAACAGGTGATATAGGAAATACTGGTGGTTCAAACACTCATACACACGTCGCACAAAATCACACTCATACTGCAAGCGCTACACATACGCACACTGCTTCTGGTGGAATACATACAGGAGTATCTGTTGGTGGTGGTAGTGGTGATGATGAAGCTAAATCAGATAATACAAGTTCTTCTCATACTCTTACCGTTTCAAGTGCTGCTGCAACATACGCGAATGCTTCAACAACAGGTGATTCGCAAAATAACGAGCCAGAATATAGAACAGTAGCTTTTATTAAACTTGCTCAATTATCAACAGGAAGTGCTTTCTTTTTAAACTTCTTATAATGATATAATTGATATATGCGACAGACATTTACACAACTACAAAATACAAGTAAGGATTATATTTCTCAGGCATCAGGAAGTTTATCAGCTTCTACTATAGCTAATTTTATTAAACAACATATAAATCAGCGTTATCACGCTATCCAAGCTAAACTAAAGAACTATATAACAATGGATTTACCTCAAACCGCTTCAACAGTAGCAGACCAGCAAAGATACCATTATCCACAAAACATCTATCCGCCAATTAACTCTGCAACACTTGAAGTAGGCGGTGTTAAATACCCTTTAGATGTAGTACATAGTCAACGACAATGGGATGAATTAAATCAAATATCATATTCGGGAACATCTATCCCGCAGTACATCTTCCCTATGCGCGACCATTTTGAAATATGGCCTATACCCCAAGCTGACGGGGATACAATTACGTTAATAGCCAGTATGTTAGACAGGGATATGACACAGGAAGACTATACGACAGGCACAGTAACAGTAACTAATAATTCAGCTTCAGTAGTGGGTGCAGGAACTACGTGGACTGCTGCAATGGTTGGTAGGTGGTTTCAAGCTAACGCTGACCAATATTGGTACCGCATAGCTTCGTTTACCGACACAACTCACATCACACTTGAATCCGTTTATGAGGGTACAACAACCGCAGGGGATACTTACATTATAGGCGAAACACCCGAACTACCGCCCGAACTACATTACATTATTCCTTACGGAGTGGCGGCAGACTTTTATGCAGGACCAAGACACGACCCTGCTATTGCTCAACAATATAATAATTACTTTTGGACTGGTGATTTTAATAATTCATCAAGGTCTTTAAGAGATGTAGTAGGCGGAGTACTTGGTGCTGAAAAACTATATTCAAGACGAGGTGCGGATATTAAAGTTATACAAAAGGAGCCTGACACCTACTCACTATATGATGAAAGATGGTCGAGTACCCTGTCAACGACTATTTAATGACTAAAAAGAAAATCGTAGTAAAAGACTTTACAGGCGGAATAGGGACTACGGGAGAGAAGAAAGACATTGCTAATTCTTGCAAGTGGTCTAAACACCTAAACATATTTGAAGACCCTTCCTATGCAACTTTATCCCGTAAATTAACTAAAGTATCAGGTTCAACTGTTCTTGGGCTTGTTAAATGGGCTGATGATGCCTCACCTTATTCAACTGACCGTTATTTTTATGATAGTGCTTCCCATATCTATAAGGAAACATCAGCAGGGGTGTGGAGTAACCCGATAGACGCTACAGGAGGCACAGGAGAGGGTTTAAAAGTATTTGATGACTATTTATACTACGCAACAGGTACAACGATAGGTAGATATGGAAAATTAAGTGGTACACCTACCCAATCATCTGATTTTTTATCTGACGGAACTACAAACCTTGACCAATCAGCTACAGGTACAGGAGCAACAGACTACAGTACAACCACCTCAATAAACGAAGGGGCTACACATAGAAACACAATTACCCCGACTAATGACCCGATGAAGTCAATTACAATCAATGTAGACGTAGTGGGAACAGGAAATTGGACTTTAACTTTACACGACAGCAACAACGTAACAATAGGTACTGCAACTATTGCTAATGCTTCTATGGTAGTAGGTGATAACACTTTTACATTTAGCACTCCTTTAAGGGTAGTGATAGGAAACCAATATCATTACCACATAACAACTACAGTTGCAGATGGCGGGGTTGATACAGGAACAAACAACGACTTAGAGGCTTCCTATTTTAAGGAATATTTTGGAATATTAATAGACAAAGACTTTCATCCCATGGAAGAATTTCTAAACTTTCTCGTTATTTTAAATGACCGATATATTGCAAAGTGGGACCAAGCCTTATATGAGCCGAATTTTATTACACTTGCTCCTGGCTATGAGGCAAGATGTATGGCTAAGTTTAACGAATTCTTGGTAGTAGGTGCTTTTAAAGGTGCAACCATAACTGAATCAGAACAAGCAAGACTTTACTTTTGGGACGGAATTGAAACAACATTTAACTACTTTACAGACTGTAGGGTAGGCGCTCCTAATTGTTTAGTTAATAACGAAGGTAACTTAATAGGTGTGTACGGAAATGATGGTTCTATGTATCTTGGAAGTGAGCCGTTTCAACGAATAGTAGACGAAATACCTAACCTAACAAGAGGTAAGAAGTTAGAAGTCTACCCTGGGGCAATAGATGCTTTTGAAGGTAAGACAGTAGTGGGGATTTCAGCTTCAACAGATGATACAGCTTTAATACAAGGAGTATTTGAATACGGACATCAGCGTGATGAACTTCCGAGAGCATTAAACTTTCCTTATACGATAAGTACGGGAACATCTACAGGAACTTCTTTGAAAATAGGTTGTGTTAAATCAATAGGTGATTCGCTTTATGTAGGGTGGCAAGATGATGCTGATTATGGGGTGGATAAAGTAACTATTGGTGATACAGCTAACGCTACGGGAACGTGGGAAAGCCTTATCTTTGATAGTGGAAACCCTGACGATTATATGATACCGATGGATTTAGTGATAACATTTGAACCTTTAACAGCAGGACAATCAGTAACACCTAAATACAAGTTAGATAGGGCAGCTTCGTTTACAAGTGGTGATGCCGAGGACACAGTTGGAGCAACTTCATTAAAACTACCTATCTATCAAAGATGTAAGGAGTTGGAAATAGGTTACGAATTGGCTTCAACTTCAAACACATTTATTAAGATAACAAGCATAACGATAGAAATAGATGTTTTAAGTACGGAGGACTAATGCAATTTGAACAATTAAAAGGGCAGAGAAAAGCCGATATGGTTAAAAGAATAACGCAAAGGGATTTAATACCTAAAGCAGTTAAACTAAGAAATTCCGAGATATACCAATTAGGTGAAGAAACTATTATCATTTATGATAAATACCGAAACGAAGTCTTTACAATCAACCAATCCGACACCGCAGGGAAAGTTAATTTTGGTGATAATGCTTGGATAAACTACGTAGACGGTTCTGCTTCATTTGGTGGTGGTATGGATTCAATTACTGCTACTACGGTAAACACTACAACTCTAAACGCAACTTCAATTACAGGTTTATATACCGCAACAGAAATATGGTTAGCTCCTATTATTCCACAATGGACTGATAGTTGGACTACTAATTCATCTTTTACAGATGTTACAGGGTCTTTATTTGATGTTAATTTTGACGACTTAACAACTGGTTGGAATGTTTATTTTGATATAGTAGGTAAAACAGATATAGGTACAGGTTCGTGGCAATTATACAATGTAGATGATAGTGTAGTGGTAGGTAATTCTGTTATATCAACAACCTCAACTACACCTGTAAATATTAGAAGTTCTGCCCTCACACTTCCTACTGGTACAAAAACATTAAAAGTACAACATAAAATAGTAGGTGGTGATGGTGCTACTAAATATGTTAACTCAATTATGGGTAAATTAGTTGTAAGGTTATCATGAAATATACATTAGAAACTAAAAATAAAGATGGTATTGAAGAAAAAATAGAGAAAAAACTTGGTATTAAACTAAAAGCTATTAAAGAAGACGATATTGTTAATGGATATATAAATACAAAAGAAGTTGATGGAAAAACCATAGTAGAGGTGTTTACTTATGACAAAGATGAATCATCTGATTATTTTGAAGGGGTTTATAAAAATATCCCTTATAATCACGGACACAAAACATCTTTTGTATCTGTAAAAGATGACCTCTCAAAACAAGTATCTGATTTTGAAAAGAAAGGCAATGATATAATATAACTATGGCAGACTGGAAATGGAAAAATGTAGATACAATGGACTACAATACCTTATCGTCTTACAAGAAATACTTGGAAGACAGGGGTAAAAATGCTTCAAATAGTAAAGAATATAACAGGGTATTAAAACTTATACCTCAAAGTGTTGGTTACGGTGCAGAAAAACTTAAACAAGAACAAGAAGGTAAAATAACAGACTTTATGGGTAGGTGGGGTAGTGCAATAAAAAACCAACCTACAATGCAAGATGTTTGGAATAGGGTAGCACAGGAAAGAGGTTTGGAAGGCAAAAGAGATGTATTTACAGGTTTAATGGGACAGGTAGGTAGTGTTCAACAGCAATTAGAAGACGCACTCGAACAGGTTGCAGGTGAAACAAGAGGTTACGATGTTAATGCTGCACAACAAGCAAGACTTCAACAAGTAAGACAGGGCGAATTGGCCAAAACCTTATCGCCATTAGCAAGAGCAGCTGAAACAGCAGGAACAGGGTACAACTTAGCTTTAGCTGAAGCAGGTCAACAAATAAGTGCCGAACAATATCAACAGGAAAAAGAACTTCAACCTTATTTAACAGAAGCGCAGTTACTTGATAGTGCTTTAGCAAGACAAGTCACTATGTACACGACTGATATGCAGAACCAAACAAATATACTTTTACAGAAACTTCAAAATCAAGGTGCTTTAGACGCACAAGAAATGAAGAACCTTAATGAATTAGCAAAACTTGAAAGAGAATACGAACTTGCAAGAAATCAGTTTGATTATGAAAGGAAATTTAAGACTACTACTGGAGAAACTTGGAGTTAAAATATGATAATAAATCCTGACGGTTCTGTCACAATTACAAGTAATAAGGGTAATACTAAAATAATAAAACCCGAAGAATTGGGTACTTACGGCATTTCTCAAGACGCTTATATTGCTGAAAAAACAAAATATGAACAGCAACTAAGTTCTTTTATGGAAACAGGTCAAATGCCAAGTCCTGAACAAGCTCAATTTGAAGAAGCAGCTAAACTTAGAGGTTGGGTAAAACCTAAAACACAGGAACAATTAGATAAAGAAGAAGCTGTTGCAAGTTCAATAGCAAGACAAAAAGAAGCGTTAGATGTCACAAATAAAATCCTTGAAGGAAGTACAAAAGGTATTACAGGTAGGATGAGACTTCCTGGTGCTATTTCAGGTACTAAAGCATATACAAAGAAAAAACAAGTAGAGCAGTTAAGAGGTATGTTAGCAGTTGAAAGCAGAGCCTTATTAAAAGGTCAGGGTACAATTTCAGATAAAGAATTAGATATGTTAGAGAATATGGTAACGAGTTTAGACTATAAAATGAACGATAAGGATTTTAGAGCAGAGGTTCAAAGAATACAAAATAAATTTTACGATACTTTAGCAAAAAGCGAAGAAAAAGCCCCAGAACAATATAAAGAAGTTATTGGTGAGGGCGGTTTAGGAACTCCTGCAGAAGCAATTAAAAAAAAAGGTGATGCTTATGACTTTTTATACTCAGGAGGGGAAAGAGAAAGTTTAAAAGGAGCGGTAGGAGATATTATAGGAAATATAGGAAAACCTGAAGAACAGCAAAAAGAAATCCGAGATATTAAATTAAAAGATACAATCGTTGATTCAATTATAGGTACTACTGCAGATATGTGGAAAGATGTTTCTACTGCATTGGTTTTAAGAGGTAAGACAGGAAAAGAACTTGATAAAAGTCTTACTAATGTAATGGATATTTCTCAAAGAGCTTTAGAAAGAGCAGAACAAGAAACAGACCCAGAAATAAAAGCTCGTTTACAAAAAGTAGCATTTGAAGGGATGAATGAGGTTTCAAAACAAAGAGGTGAGATAGATAAATTATGGAGTGAATCAAAGGATGAGCCGTATTGGGCGAGAGCTT